GGGTATGGCTGTTCTTCTCGAAAACCAAGCAAAGGAACTTCTTCGTGAAGCTTCTTCAATGGCAGCTGGCGACGTCGAAGGTTTCGCAGCAGTTGCTTTCCCAATCGTTCGTCGTGTATTCGGTGGATTGATTGCTAACGACCTTGTATCGGTTCAGCCAATGAGCTTGCCATCTGGTCTTATTTTCTTCCTTGACTTTACACATGAAAGTGCTGTAGGCGGCGCCCAAGCTGGCGAATCAGTTTATGGTGGTAACGTCGTAGGTAAGCAGGTTACGGGTGGTGTTAACCTCTCTGGCCATTTGCTGGACGAAGACGGACCAAGTGGTCACTATAATTTGGGTAATGGCTATGCCAGCGCAACAGGGAGTGTCACTTTAGATGGTACACGTACTGCAGTATTGGCATCGACTCAGATTCAGAACTTGACTGAGGCTCAGAAGAAGCTGATTAGGTTCGACCCAGACATCTTGGCTGGAAACGCAACTGACACTATCGCTATTCAAAAAGCGCACTCGTCTGACGCTTTTGGATCAGACGTTGAAACTAAGAGAGCTGGAGCAATATCCGTTCGCTCCGGTCTCGCTGCTGGCGATAAGATCATTAGAAGATTGACGTCTGTTGATTCAGCCGGCTTGGTTACCCTAGTTCTTCACCACATCACAGGTGCTGTTGGCACTGCAGTCGCAGACGATGTCGTCATTGACGTTCCATTGAGGGATAGCCTTACTACAGGCGGTGGATTTGGTTCAATTGTTGGTACAGATACCTGGGCTCTTGAAGAGCCAAAGCCAGCTACTGGAAATTCATCTGATGCAGCCCGAGCTGGTAAGAACGAGATTGCTGAAATCGACATCAAGGTTGACAGCATTGCAGTTACTGCTCAGACCAAGAAGTTGAAGGCAAAGTGGTCCCCAGAATTGGGTCAGGACCTCAACGCATACCACAACTTGGACGCAGAGGTTGAGTTGACTGGTATTCTTTCAGAGCAGATCGCTCTTGAAATCGACCGTGAGCTTCTTGGTGAGCTTGTGGACGGTGCAACTGCTGGTACTCGTTACTGGAGCCGTGCACCAGGTCTTTTCGTTGACAGCACCGGTTCAGAGCTTGGCGCTTCTTCAGCAGCTCCTGACTTCACTGGCACTGTTAGCGAGTGGTATGAGACTCTCATTGAGACAATCAATGACGTAAGCGCTCAGATCCACAGAAAGACACTTCGTGGTGGTGCAAACTTTGTTGTTTGTTCTCCAGAAGTTGCTAACATCCTTGAGTTCACCAGCGGATTCCGTGCAAGCGTAACTGCTGATCAGGATCGTGGAACCATCGGTGCAGTTCGTGCCGGTTCTTTGAGCAAGAAGTTCGACGTTTACGTTGATCCTTACTTCTTGCGTAACGTTATCCTTGTAGGTCGTAAGGGCAGCTCGTTCCTTGAGAGCGGGTTTGTATACGCTCCTTACGTGCCATTGCAGGTAACACCAACCATCTTTGGTACTGAGGATTTCGTACCACGTAAGGGTGTCATGACCCGTTACGCTAAGAAGATGGTACGACCTGATATGTACGGTCTTGTTATCGTTCGTGGTCTCCTTGGTGAGCAAGGCGCTAGCTAAGATTAGCTGATGCTTACCTAAAAGATTTAAGCCCAGTCTTCGGACTGGGCTTTTCTTTTTTCTGACAACTAATTATTATAACTTGGAATAACCTCCTGGGTCGTAAAGCCACTGGCCCTTGAAGAGACACAACAGAGGTGGCTGGTTGTGTTTCGTGGAAGTTCGAGGTTAACGTTAACCACATAATAAGGAGGAAATAATTATGGGTAATAGAAGATTGGGAGCAAGAAGATTAGATGCTGCTCTTAGAAGAGGTGTTACTGGGCGTGACACAAGCTATCAAGCAGGTGCTGGGATTTCAGATGCAATCATTAGTCACAGAATGTACAATGAAGGTGTATTTGTCATAACAGAAATTGTTTTAGACTTAGGTACAACCGCAGCAGATATAAGATCTTCAACGGTTGATAGACCAGTGGGTCTCCAAGGGAGCACTGATTCAGCACACTTGATGTTGTGGGAAGATGATGTTCACGGATTGCTTTTAAACACAGAGACTTACGTCTATGAGGCAGCTACTACCGTAACTGCAATGAGCATTGCTCAGGGTGACGCCGAAGCAGCAATTGACGTTGCTTTGACAAACAGAGCAGACATCAACGCTGGATTTGCAACCAGTGCCAAGAGAATTGGCGCAGCAGTGGTAAATGCACAGGCAGCATCACCAGATGGTAAGTATCTTTTCCTTACCGGTGATGATAATGCAGACACTACTTTAAATGCAGGTCAGTTGGTTATTAGATTTGTCGGACTTAAGAGCGCAGACATTGACTTGTCATAGTTTATAGGAGGAATTTAATATGATTTGCACAGATGGTAATGCCTCTGAGAAAAAGCCTGCCCCTAAAAAGGCAGCACCAAAAAAAGTTGAAGAACCAAAGGTTGAAGAACCAAAGGTTGAAGAGGCCAAGGAAGAGTAAAACCTTCACAGCCCCCCGCAATGGGGGGCTTTCCATTTCATGAAAGGAAAAACAATGGGAAAGAAAAAGAAAGCCCTGCTAAGATATAAACGATTGGGCTCAATAAGTAAGAAATTAGAAAAAAAGTTTTCTAAACTATTTGAATCAAACATAGATTTTATTGCGACAAAAGTAGAAGAAGTAGCAGAAAAGGTTGAAGAAATCTTAGACGCAACACAAGAAGTAATAGACTCGGTTGTAAAAAAAGAAGAACCAGAACAAGTCGAAGAACCAGTTGTGGAGAACGTGGAAGAAGAAAGCCCAAAACCAGCAGCCAAAACAAAACCTGCTACTAAAAAGACTACTGCCTCTACAACCCGCAGAAGGCGAACCACCAAAACTAAACAAGAAGCCTAGGTGAAATGGTGCCACGAACAACTAGTTATAATGATAAACTATAACTTGTGAGGGACCATGAATGTCTTTACCAACTCTAACACCAGCGAGCACGCTGTCAGCAGTAGTGTTGCCAATTACAGGCACCGCTGATAACGTTAACTCTACTCTTCCTTATAAAATATATTCTGACGAAACATCACCAATGTATTCTTCGCAGTTTCTTTCAGGAGCTGTCGATCAAGTATCTTATGTATACAAAAAACTTGGTGGTGACATATTAGATATAGAACTTACAGAAGGAAACGTATACGCTGCATTTGAAGAAGCAGTATTAGAATACTCTTATATTGTAAACCTGCACCAAGCAACAAACATGTTGTCAAACGCACTTGGAAACACCACTGGATCGTTTGATTCAAAAGGCAATATCATGTCTGGTTCTCTTTCTTCTTCTTTGGGCGGCAAACATGTTGCTCTAAAGTATCCAAAGTTTGATTATGGGCTTACTAGAAGAATGGCAGATGGTATAGGTTCAGAGGTTGGGCTCAATGGTTCCGTGCAGTATTCTGCATCTTTTGATGTGACTGCTGGAACACAAGATTATAATCTTCAAAGTATAATAAACTCGTCTAATTTATCGGCTTCAGTTGATGGTAAAACAGTTCTTATTAAGAAGGTGTACTATAAGACGCCACATGCTATGTGGAGATTCTATGGTTATTATGGTGGTCTCAATGTTGTTGGGAACCTTCACAATTATGGTCAGTTCTCTGATGACTCAACCTTCCAGCTGATTCCAGCTTGGCACAATAAAGCACAAGCCATGGCTTTTGAGGATGCAATCTACACAAGGATGTCTCATTTTTCTTATGAATTGAGAAATAATAAACTAAGAATCTTTCCGATTCCTTATACTGGCGGACCAACAAAGATGTGGGTTGAATTTTCAATACCAGAAGATATTTGGGAGAACTCGGATAAGAAAACTGATGGCGTAAACAATATGAATACACTTCCAATTGGAAATTTACCGTTTGAAAACATAAATTCTATTGGTAAGCAGTGGATAAGACGCTTTGCATTGGCTTTGAGTAAAGAAACTCTTGGCCAAATACGTTCAAAGTTTGGTTCTGTTCCAATTCCAGGCGAAACAGTAACGCTAAATGGGCCCGCTTTGATATCT